CTGAAGAAGATATAAAGTTGTTTTGTGCTGATAATCTCTTTCCTACCATTAAATAATTCTTATAAATAGTAGTAACTAAAGAGGATTTTTATGGCAGTACCAGCTACACGAGAAACATTAAAGCAATATTCATTAAGAGCATTGGGTAAACCAGTGATTGAAATAAATGTTGATGATGACCAATTAGAAGATAGAATAGACGAAGCAGTACAATACTTTCAGCAATTTCATTCTGACGGTATTAGAAGAACATATCTAAAATACAAATTAACTACTGCTGACAAAACTCGTTTGTCAGGTTTAAATCAGCAAAGTGAAACAAAAACAGATTTAGAAGATTCAAGTGTTTCAACAACTTGGTACGAAGATAAGAATTATCTAGTAGTTCCCGAAACCGTTTTATCTGTAATTAATATATTTCCATTCTCAAATAAAGGTACTATGAATCTATTTGATGTTAGGTATCAAATGAGATTAAACGATCTATATGATTTTTCTTCAACTTCAATGGTTAACTATGATGTTGTATTAAGACATTTAGATTTTTTAGATCATATACTTGTTGGTGAAAAACCTATAAGATTTAATCAACACGACAATAGACTTTATGTTGATATGGATTGGAAAAATGATTTAGAAGAAGATGAATGGTTAGTAATAGAATGTTATAGAAGATTAGACCCTAACACTTATACAGATGTTTTTAATGACATATACTTAAAAAGATATGTAACTGCTTTATTTAAAAAACAATGGGGTGCTAACTTATCTAAATTTAATGGAGTAGCAATGGTTGGTGGAGTTACTTTAAATGGTCAACAAATATATACTGAAGCACTTGCTGATATAGAAAAATTAGAAACAGAAATAAGAACTACATACGAATTAAACCCAGCCTTTATGATAGGATAATACTATGCCAGTTAATCATTACTTTCAAGGTGGAAACGGCATTGGTAATCAAAACGAGAAAAGACTTTACGAAGACTTAATCGTAGAGGGGCTAAAGATTTACGGCCACGATGTTTATTACCTGCCAAGAACACTAGTCAATAGAGATTTAATTCTAGGAGAAGATACAACTTCTCGTTTTGATGACTCTTGGATGGTAGAGATGTATGTAGAATCAACTGAAGGTTTTGCAGGTCAACAAGAAATAGTTTCAAAATTTGGTTTAGAGATTAGAGAAGACACAACATTTATGGTGTCTAAAAGAGCTTGGGACTATCACGTGGGATTAAAAGATAGTTTAATTGCTACAGGTAGACCAAACGAAGGTGATATAATTTACTATCCTTTGATGAACTCATTTTTTGAGATTCAATTTGTTGAAGATCAGGAACCTTTCTTTGCGTTAGGTCAATTACCAGTTTACAAATTAAGAGTGACTCGTTGGGAATATTCTAGTGAGAAACTTGATACAGGTTTAGAAGTTATAGATGGTGCTGAAGACAAGTACACACTGGATCAATTAAATTATAAGTTTACTTTAGAAAGTGGTCAAGTTGCTTTAGATGGTGAAGGTTCAATTAGAATGGAACAAGATTTATCAACAGGTGAACCACAATTTTTAATGAACGAAGACTTTACAGAATCATCTATACAACAACAATCATCTTATGCTGCTAATACAGATTTAGATACTGAAGCAGGATTTGATACATCATCAGCATTGGATGATATACTAGACTTTACAGAAAGAAATCCTTTTGGAGATGAGGACTCAGCATAATGTTAGGTAATAGATTTTATAATCAAAGTTTAAGAAAACTTATTGTTGCATTTGGACAAGTATTTAATAATGTAGTTATACAAAGAACTAATAGTACAGGTGGTGTAACTGCTAGAATAAAAGTACCTCTTGCATATGCACCTAAAGAAAAATTTATGGTCAGATTAGACCAACAAGCAAATTTGAATAGTAGAGAATTTGCAACATCTTTACCTCGTATGGGTTTTGAAATTACTGGATTAAGTTATGACGCAAGTAGAAAATTAACTCGTGTTCAAAAATATTCACAAGTTAAATCAGGTGAAGATGGAAAGAAAACTAATTTTAATTATACACCAGTACCTTATAATATTGATTTACAACTATATCTTTTTACAGCAACTGCTGAAGATGGACTACAAATAGTTGAACAAATTTTACCTTACTTTCAACCTGATTACACGGTAACGGTTAATATGGTTCCTAATTTAGATATTAAAAGAGATATACCTATTGTACTAGGAAATATTAATTATGAGGATAGTTATGATGGTGAATTTACCAATCGTAGAGCCGTTATATATACTATTAACTTTACTGCTAAAACATACTTGTTTGGTCCTATGAACAATCAAGGTGTTATTAAAAAGGCACAAGCAGATTTGGGGGCAGATACAGATCCTCAATTAGTAAGAGAGGAAAGAGTTGTAGTATTACCTAGTCCAGAAACTGCTGACGCAGATGATGATTTTGGATTTACAACTACAATTGATTTCTTTACCGATGGTAAGAGATATGATCCATCAAGTGGAAGTGATACATAATGAGTAAATTAGAAGATAGAGTCAATGATATATTAGGTGTTGATACACCTATAGCTGAACAAAAAGAATTTAAAGCACCTGTTGAAAGAAAAGAAGGTGAGTTAAAATTAGCAGTTGAAAAAGATATTAATACTGATTATGATTATAGTAGAGAAAGTTATTATAATCTAATTGAAAAAGGACAAGAGGCAATACAAGGTATACTTGACATTGCAAAAGAAGGTCAACACCCTAGAGCATATGAAGTTGTTGGTCAATTAATAGGTCAAGTTGCTACTTCAGTTGATAAACTACAAGACTTACAAAAAAAATTAAAAGATTTAAAAGAAGTGCCTGGCAAAACAAATGCCAATATTAAAAATGCTTTATTCGTAGGTTCTACTGCTGAACTACAAAAAATGTTAAATAAAAAAACTGTTGAAACAAATAGTGAAAGAAAAAGTGAGAATGATAATGACAAAAACTTCAAAGACATCACACCTAAAAGTTAAAGAGATTAGACAACACGAAGCTCTAACTTACATTGCAAATCATAAATTTCCTGATTTATCTGAAAACGACCAAAATTTAGGAATCATTGAACTATGGAAAAATTATAGACTTTTTATGCAAGATGGATTTCATTTAAGAGGTAATGAAAAAGATTATACAGGAAAATATTTAGAAGGATTTTATAAGAATCCTAAATGGTGGGCAGGCATATATGATGGAAGTAAAATAGTAGGTGCAGAATATTTTACTTTTAGAAGAACAAGAATGTTCTCTGGATTTTTATTTGCGGATAGTAGAGAGATTGCACAAGAATTAAGCACACAATTATACGAACTAGCAAAAATAACACTCAACGATAAATTAGATATAGCAGAGTCTTTACACTTTACTAATGTTGACGAATATGATATAGGTTTTAGGGAAGAGATTGGTTACAGAGCGTGGTCGTGGATAGATGAAAAAGATAAAATTAGAAATAAGGATTGTAGAGTAAGTTTTTTGAAAAAAGTTAGATCAGAATGGGAAGAGAATAATGAGAGAACATAAATTTCCTTATGAAAGTTTTATTGCAGGTTGGTATATTGATCCACAAATATGTGATGATCTTATAGATTTATTTAACGAAAATAAAGACCATCAAAAACAAGGTGTTATAGGTGGACCTTATAATGTAAACAAAAATAATAAAGATTCAGTTGATCTTGGTATACATCCTGATTGGGATGAACCAAGATTTGTGGCATATAAAAAAGTATTAAAAGATTGTTGTTCTTTATATGAAGAAAAATATCCAGAAGTTAAAGGGTTTAATCAGTATGGAATGACAGAAGGTGCAAACATACAACATTATTCACCAGGTGGAGGATATTTTGCTGAGCATTGTGAAAGAACATCAAAGATGGAAAATCGTTGTCTAGTATGGATGACTTATTTAAATGATGTTCCAAATGCAGGTACACATTTTAAATATCAAAATATAACTTCTCTTTCTCAAAGAGGTTTAACTTTAATATGGCCAACTGACTTTACACATACACATAGAGGACAAATTTCAAAGACATATGATAAATATATAATAACAGGTTGGATGGGTTATGTCCGTCAACCAGGACAAAAAGAATGAGTATAACAGACGCATATTTAGGTAACCCTAATTTAAAGAAAGCTAACACACCAGTTGAGTTTACTAAAGAACAAATAGTAGAATA